ATACTCATCGTCGGGGAGCAGTTTTCGATTCAATCAATGCTCGGGATTATAGGTAAGGCAAATCGTCAGGTCCTGGATCATCCAAAGGTACCTCCTGGTCATCGTCACTATCCCTCAGTGATCTGATGTACGCAGAACCGTGTATCGCAGACCAATCACGGTAACGCCTAAAATATACCAATCGAGGCGTGGTTGGCATAGTGCACATTACGTACGAACCATGTCCAACATGTGGAAAGCTGATATGTTTGGAATCCACACCATAAAGGCGTAAGTATTTAAACTTATAAGGATGTTCTTGAATCCAAGTGATAATATCAGTTCGTGTGGCGTGAGTTTGCGCTAGAACGTGTTGCGCCATGAAAAAGAACTTCGTTGCATCGGAAGGATCAAAGCAAGCGTATGCCTGACCCACCAATCGTGCCACGGTTTCAACGCGAGAGTGAACCGTACGCTCTGGCAGGATGGCAGATGCCAACAAAGAATCGACTGGCTTCGCCGGGTGTCCTCTTTGATTGTAGTAACCCAGGAAGTAGACGTTATCTGCACGACGTGTGGTATACGACTTATCACGGTTTAAAATCATACCGAATTGCGTTTGTGCTACGTGTGCGAACGCTTCTATGTCTAATCCATCCTCTAGAACGACCACGGAGTCATCACCGAAATAAATGTCGTCTATTGGAAAGGAACCAGTAACTTGATATATACAATACCTGACCACAATGAGATTTACGATTGAATCAATCACATTAGTGAAGCATGAGCCAGATGGTACGCCACCTTGCTTCAAATAACGTTCTCCTGAAGCCAATTTGACTGGGGTATTGATGAAATAATTTACCATTGTTTGCCACCTACGTATCTGGCGTTTTGTTCGTAGGCGTCCATGATATCCAGCAGAGGAATCTTTAACTGCACTGAAATCATAGAATTCGAATAAGATGTCGAATGCTTTTCTGATTAGCCAACTTGGAATGGTTTTGTCGAATTTTGACCAATCTGCCATGAAGTATACTTTGCCTCGATGTCCCGAGACCATTTGATCGATCCACTGCATACCGCCACGTGCCATCTCGAGTTGATAGCCGATGCAGGGTCTGTCCATCTTCTTCAGGTGTTCAAGAAGTGGATAAAAGAATCGTGCCTCCTCGGCATACACTAATAGATCGTAGCCCCAAGTTGCGCGTACCTTGTTCTTAGATACATCACAAATCTGAGCCCTAGCGTATGCAGCACAATCTGGCATCGTGAAGTCACCAGAATAACTCACTCTGTGCCAAAAATCGCGAATATCGGTAATTACGCGAGCATCTTCCAATGCGTCACCCTTTCGAGTGTATCCGTATTTTTCACGGAAATATAAACCAGCTGATCTAGATCTTGGAAGATCAGGCATGGTTGTGACGGCTTTTAAAGTCCACGGAATTAGTGGTGCGGGCGGTACAATATCTTGTCTCGCCGATTCAATAACGCAATCTAAAACCGGATTTGAAAATTTGCGCTTATGTATGCGCGAATATTCGAGCAAGTCTGCCTTTAAGTCGCAAAGAGTTAAAGTTGCTCGGTGAAATTGTTTCAAGGCGTGATTAACACGTGCGTTGCCAAAAACTTTTAGCGCCGCTTCGCGTGCCACTTCGTCTGACGCTGCTGCTCTGAAGTCCATAGAGAAGCCAGACTC